TGAGAGGGCCGATGACGAGATTCCAGATGCAGAGCATTTTGCTAAACGGAGGCGAGTTCAGAACCTTGCCCAACGATAGTTCGCTCACAGCGATGCTTGCGAAGAACCTGCAAGTGCGACAAGTCGGACATGAGATGGTGGATGCGGGCGAGGGTCTCAAGACCAAGCAGACTGTCTATGCTATTAACGACGAAATCATCCAAGAGAGGGAAGACCTTCTGTTCACCCGACCCTTCTCCACAATGACGGCATCGGAGAAGCAGAGGGCCACCATCTGCCCTTCGTGCAGGCAGAGGCGCATTATCAAAGACAGATGGTCGGACTGCCTCGTCTGCCGTAGAAGGGGTTTATAGGAACATCAGCGTTTCTTCACTTCATGGCCGAGACGAAATACCTCCACAAAGGAAGTCAGCACTACGACTTCAAGGAGCCATCCCATGCTTGTGGTGCGCCGATTGAGCATAGGCCCAACTTGACGGATGCACAGGCAAAGCGTATGACGCTCTGCCCGAAGTGCTTCCCAGAAGCAGAGACTCCGAAGACGAAAGCGAAGGTTGTCAAAGCGGAGGGTTGGCTATGAAGGCTCCCGTCGTTATCGGCATCGCAGGTAGCATGAGGTCGGGCAAGACCACGCTCGCTACCATGATTGCACAGACATACGACATACCCGTCGTTTCCTTCGCAGAGTCCCTCCGAATGGAGGTGTCGCAGGCGTATTTCCCCAAGAAGTCCAAGTCGGATGCTCGTTTCCTCTGGTCTCTGCTTGAGGAGAGAGACAAGACGCTGACACGCCCACTTCTTCAAGCATGGGGTCAAGCCAAGCGAGACCTGCGAGACCCCGACTATTGGTGCGAGAGGATGTTTGAATACATGGAGCGCAAAGGGATTACCCTCGCAGTCTGCGACGATGTGCGGCACAAGAACGAAGCCGAATGGATTATCGCCAACGGTGGTTTCATTATCCGTCTCATATCACACCCTGCTGACCTCCGAGAGCGAGGAGCGAGCGAGACGGCCATGCTTCACGCATCCGAGAACCTCGCTCCGCTTGACGAATACCTTGCGGAAAACAACCATCCGTGTGTTCGCATTGAGACGAGAGGACGCACAGAATACGGCACATTCGTTGCGGCGAATCCTGCGATTCGTCGTCTGTTAGACGAAATGGAGGAAGAGGAATGAACAAGACGATTGATATAGAATGCACCGCCAAGAATTGCAAATCCCACCAATTTTGGGTCTCCCTGCACATGCGGGATGGACGCAGGAACCGAATGGACTTGATTTGCAGTCAATGTGGAAACCGACTTTCTTTCGGGGTGGGACAATGATTCGCAAGTGGATTACGAAGAGGGTTGTTGAGCCTATGGTTCTCAATTTCTTGGAGAAGCACGACATGACATTGTGCAAGATGTGTGATAACCTCGCTCCCCTGCAACATGGGACTTGTGAATATTGCGACTATGAGTTAGACATGATGGCGAAACAGTCCTACGAGGAGGCGATGCTCGGATGAGCGAATGCACCGTCTGTGGTCGTTCCTGCCTCAAGGAACACTTGGTAGACGGCGACTTCTGTCCCGACTGCTGGGAGCGTGATGAAGAATGAATCCAATCTGGTTTGCTAAACACCGACCCCGCAACTTCTCCGAGGTCGTCGGCCAAGAGACGATTGTCGCAGAATTGCAAAAAATTGCTCACAGAGACGCTCCGATGGCTCACTTTCTTTTCCATTCCTACGAGGCTGGGACAGGGAAGACGACCTGCGCTCACATCCTCGCAAGGAACCTCGGATATACCCTGCATGTCTTCAATGCTTCCAGCAAGAAGACGAGGGGCATTGAGTTTGTAGAAGAGGACATTATCCCTCTCGCATCAAGTGGTATGTGGGAGACCATCATCCTGCTTGACGAGGCTGACCGCCTTACCATCCAAGCGCAGGATGCGCTCAAAGGCGTTATTGAGAACGCCACTTGCTATTTCATCCTCACTTGCAACGACTTGACGAAGGTCTCGCCTTGGTTGCAGTCCCGTTGTCAATTGCGAACCTTCACTCCGATAGAGGAGGAGGCCATGACCGAGAGACTCATTCGCATAGCGGCGCAAGAGCGTCTTGCTATTCCGACTAAGCACTTGCAATACATCGTAAAGGCGCATAGCGGCGACCTAAGAAACGCGATTGGTTGCCTGCAAGCCTACGCCACGATACCTCCGCTTCAAAGGGAGCATTTCATCCTCGGTCTTACCGATGCTGATTTCAGCGAGAAGGCTTTCCTCCGTATGTGCGTAAAGGCTCAAGGCCTTGAAGACGCAGTCCAAATGATTGTCTCCATGCCTATGAGGGCGGTTATCAAGCAGGTTCTTGATTACGCCGTCTCATCCTCGGCATCCAGCGAAGCCAAAATGAAAGTCATTGAGGCTTCAATCGTCAGCGAGCGTGATGTTCTCATGGGCGTTGATGAGACGGTGGTTCGGTGGAATTATTGTCGGATGCTCTGTGAGTGAGGTTTATATGGACATGGAGATTTAGGACAAAATACACAGGAAGTGGAAAACATGGCTAACAATGAGATGTATGAACGAGTGGCGAAAAATGTCGGGTGTTCCGTAGGAGAGTTGTCTTCACGGCATAAGCGTGTGCTTGATGCACATGCTCTGTCCCTGCAAGCAAACGGTCTGGCGGAAGCAGACATTGACACGAAGACCCTGCGAATGGCGGCGGCTGAATTGCGAAGTGAGAAAGCGAAGTTGTCCCGAAGTGGATGCGTGATGTTGGAAGGAATGTTCCTTAGCACCCCCCGATACAAGGATTGGGGCAAGGTCTTCTACAACAAATACAAGGACTTGCTCGCAAGTCTTGACGGTGAAGGTCGCAAAGCACTTGTCGCACAAGGCCTCGTCAGCCTCTACCTCGTAGACGACTTGGACGGTGGCTACAAGATGGTTCACAACCCCTCGCTTACGAGCAAGACGGCTTTCGCAGAAGGCGTTGCAGAGACTCAAGTCTCCTCGCTACCACGACAGGCGACTCGCATTGATGATGGGACGGGTTTCTTCGTCTGCATTGAGAACAAGTCTGCCCCGACCTACCCAAGCGGCTCTCCAAACTACGCCTACGGCAAAGCCCGTTCAACGGAAGACTTGGAGCGCACCTGTCTCTTCATTGGTCGCAAAGTCGGAGACTCTTCTGCTCCGCAGGTCATTCCGATGAAGTTCCGTGGCGACCTTGCGAAGGTCAATTATCCGACCTTCATGCCTCTTCGCATCCCTGCTAACTTGAGCAAGAACGGGACGGCATACGCTAAGGCGGGTGTCTCCGTCTATACGCTTGACGACGAAGTCAAGACGATTTTCAGCGCACCTCCACTTCTCCCTACGGGAGAAGGTCTCATCGCAGACAACATGAAGGTTCTCAAAGGACTTGACGAGATTGAGTCCTATGTCGCAACCCTCTCCGACAAGGAGAAGTGGGATGCGATTTGCGCTGTTGTCTTGGAAGTCGCCCACATTGACCCTCGCGAGAAGGGCGGTGCGATTATCACTCTCTCCGACCTTGACCTCATGTCTTCGGCTCCGCCGATTGACCTCTATGTGAACATGGAGGAGGACTTGAAGTTGGACTTTGGCGTTGGTTCTCTGCTGGCGGTTGTCGGTCAGCCCTATGTTGGTCGTGAAGGCGACGGGCGTTTGGCTACGACGGGCTGGTGGTGTGTTGAGAACATGGCCTCGGCCATGCCTGCCGCCGAAGACGCAGACGGAGAAGAAGACGATTGGGAGTGATGAAAAATGAGTTGGGGAGCCAAGACAAACGAGCCTGCGGAAGAGAAGCCTGTGTTCGGGATTGAACACTACCGAGAGTTGTTCATGCGAAAGCGTGAGACGACCTCGCCAATCCGCATGTCCTTGACGGGCAAGGAGAACACGGCCAAGACGGGTCTTGCGATTGATATTGCAAGGTCTCGGACGGATAAGGAAATCGTCATCATTGACATTGACAATTCTGCGGTGCAGACCGTTGCGAAGAATTACGCCCACGACAAGAACATTCGGGTCGTCCCTGTCTTTGATGAGACGGATGCCTCCCTCTTTGAGGAAGACAACACGACCAATTGGACTGCTCTTGTGGACAAGATGGGTTTCTTCATCAAAATCATTGGTGAGCAAGCCAAAGAAGGTGAAATCGGAGCCGTCATCATTGACGGTGGTTCCTCCTTCCTCAAGTGGTGCGAACAAGCCATGACCTATGTCTTGATGAATCGTAGCAAGAACCCAATCAATGTGGAGGACGGCGATAAGTTCAACCAAGCAGAGTGGCGGATTCGCAACCAACTCTTCCGTGATGTGATGAACCGAGCGCATCAACTTCCTGTTGATGCCGTCTTCTTCACCTTCCACTTGAAGGATGTGAAGCAATTCGCAGACCTCGGCAACGGCCAGAAGGGACTGATGAAAGTCGGTGAGACTCCCGATTGGGAGAAAGGGACGATGCGACTCTTCTCGCAACAGATTTTCCTTGCCCGCTACACGAAGACGGGAGACAGGGCGGCTGGTGTCAAAGACGACCCGAACATGCCCGATAACTGCTGGGAAATCCGAGCCTCCATTGAAGAGATGAAAGGCTGGAACCAAGAACACCTCGGCACGACCCACACGATTCTGCGAGTGGAAGACGGCAAGGTTGAGTGGACAGGTCTGCCCTTCTTGGTCTGGGAGTGATAGCGTGGCCCTGCGAATCCGCAAGGTCTCGGAGTTTAAGCGCAAGCGAAACACCCACTACCAAGTCTATGTGAAGGACGGTCTCGGCTATTTCCTGTGCAGGGGCATGGGAGAGTTTGCTCGCCATCCCGTAGTCGGTGGAGAGACCGAAGTCAGTTGTCGCCTCTGTCGGAGCATTTTCCGAGGAAGGGGTTTAAAGGAACATGGGGAGTTGTGAAGAACATGATTGAAGCAAGCAAGGAGAATATCGTTGGACTTTTGAAGAACACGCAGAGAATGGCCGTTATCAACGGGAAGTTGATGCCGCAGGTGCAGGCCTGTATCATCAAGCCTCGCGGCGAGAACGCCGTTGAGACCGTCAGCCTCGTCCGTGATGGAATTACCTCTGTCGCTCGCATGACGGCAGATGTTGTGCAAGCCAAAGAAGAAGTCGTCGTTCCCGACATTGAGAAGTTGCTCGGTGCTTTGAAAGCACATTCGGGCATTGTCAAAATCGCCCAGAGCGATGACAAGTTGCGAATCAAGTCGCCACGCAAGCAGACGACGCTGACTGCGTCTAAGGATGCTCTCGCTTTCCCCCACACCACGCTGACTATCGCAGAGTGGGACGCTAAGAGCCGTGAGTTGATGAACAAAATCAGCACCAACGGCTACCGCCTGCAAGACGGAACGCTCGTTGAATACCACCAAGAAGTCATGCTGACTCCTACGGGTCTCGCAGACGCTATCAATGCAGGCAACATCAACGGACAGAAGGTCGCACGATATTCCTTCACGCAAGACGGAAGCGGTCTCAAGTTGCGCGTTGGTGATGAGTTGAAAGGCGAGAGTGTATCTCAAATCGCAGAAGAGAGCGACCTCATCTACAAAGACAGGTCGTTTAACATGGTCTGTGAGGGCGGTCTTGAGAACATTGACCTCGGAGAGGTGAACCTCTATGTCCTTGACTTCCGAGAGCAGGGGCAGGGTTTCCACCTCGTCCTTGAAGGACAGAGGGGAACAGTCTACCAGCGAGGAATTGTATGAATCTCGCAGAGTGGGGAGCCAGAGCGTCAGAGCGCGATATCCAAAATATCGCCTCGCGTGGCCTCCACATGAGTTGCGACGAGATACGAGACATTCTCTCCAAGATGGGAGAATCCATGTCCATGCGAAAGTTGCATCGCAAAATCGCAATCATGGCTGTCATCCTCTCCCTTGAGCAAGGTGAGGTTATCAACAACCACCAAATCCTTGACGAAGCAAGTCGGCATGTTCGGAATTGTTCGCCAATCACAATTGACATGGTGGGTGCGATTATGCGAATCATTGAGAAGTGGGGCTATGTCCACTCCTACAAGAGCATAGCAGGCGGCTGGCCGCAGAATACCTATCGGAGGACTGACCTTGTATGAAGTGAAGGTAGGCGACATTATGTCGCTTGACTTGGATGAAGGCAGGTATCGTGCCTGTATCACCTCTCCCCCCTATTTTGGTCTGCGCTCCTACGGAGAGGACGGTGCTGAAATCGGGAAAGACCAAGACCTTGACGAATACATTGATGGACTCGTTGAGGTCTTTCGCAAGGTTCGTGATGCGCTTACCGATGACGGAACGCTCTGGCTAAACATGGGCGATTGCTACAACGGCTCTGGCGGTGCTGGCTCCGACTACAAGGAGGGAGGGCGTAAAGCCTCTCGCAACAAGTGGGGTTCTCGCTCCGTGAAAGGTCTTGCTCCCAAGAACCTGCTCGGAGTGGGGTGGCGGCTTGCCCTTGCTCTGCAAGCCGATGGCTGGATTCTGCGAAGCGAAATCATCTGGAACAAGAGCAAGGCATACCCGCAACCAGAGGCTTACATCAAGCGACCCATCCCTCGCCATGAGACCATTTTCATGCTCGCAAAAAGCCCAGACTACCACTATGTTCCCGATAACCTGTTCACGGTCTGGGACATGACACCTGTTAGCAAGAGTGGGCATGAGGCTCCTTTCCCTGTGGATTTGCCGATGAAATGTGTTCTCGCAAGCACAGACGAGGGCGATTGGGTCTTAGACCCTTTCGCAGGTAGCGGAACGACTGCGGTTGCGGCCCAACTGACGGGGCGCAACTCTACGATGTGCGAGTTATACCCCGATGTGGCCGAGCGTATGGAGGAGCGACTTGATGCTCTACCCAAGAGCGAAGGCTCCGATTGGTTGTAGGGTTTATATGAACATGGGGTCTAATTCCTCGTATGGTGAGGAAAGAGATTTACCACGAATGGGGAGAGATGACAGAGAAGGTTGAGGGTCTCTCAATCCACAAGTCTGCAAGCGAGAAAGGCTACCCGAATATCATGGATAGAGGCATGGCCTTCGTTCTGCTACATGACATGGATTGTCATAATCACGCGATAGGCTACACGACTGCTACGGAAATTGATGAAGGCGTGTTCCTTGTCGGCAACACTTGGGTTGATGAAGACTCAAGGGGTCTTGGCTACCACGCAGACCTGCTCAAGTGGCGCAACGAGGAGTTGAAAGAGACCTTCGGAGCGACCCACATTTATACCTGCCTCAATCCGCAAGAAGGAGTCTCTGTTAAGCAATTGGAGGAGACTGTCAGCAAGTTGGGCTACAAGAAGGTCGGGGCTATGGGAATGAAGCATGTGCGTCTGTTTCTCCGTGTTCATGTCCTCTGCTCTGGCCTACCCGTATGGGGGAAGGAATTGTGATTGTTGAGCGTGGCCGACGCAACGATGTTGTCGTGCGATACAGGGACGAGCAAGGTAAGCGACAGTCGCTGACCTTGACCCAAGCCCCCACCTGCTATGTCAGAGAGACGGACATAGGGAATCTAACTCCGCACTTTACCGTTCTTGCTGGCGAATACAAGGGACTCTACGGAGAAGTCCTGCGAAAGGTCTCCTTCTCCACGACGGAAGACATGCTTCGTTCAACCGAGAGCGTGGACACATGGGAAGGGAACATCCACCATGCGAACAAGGTTCTCGCAGAGTCGGGTCATAACTTCCCCATGTATGAGCATCGTGTGTGGTTCTTTGACATGGAGTGGAAAATTGACAACGGAGAAATCACCATCATTGTCGTGCGAGATTCGCAGGAAGGTGAGTTTGTCTTCTTCCACCACAGAGATTACGAGGCTGGGAATTACAAGAGCATACCTGCTAAGGAACACCCATACGGGAAGGATGCCTGCACAACCGAGGGTCGTTCTTTCAAGTGCTTTGCTAATGAGAGGGACATGCTGGAAGCATTTGCTAAATTGATGAAGAAGCATGACCCCGATATTCTCACAGGATGGAATGTAGTCAATGCCGACTGCCGTCAGTTGTTCAGTCGCTTCAAGGCAAATAACCTTGATGTGCGGGTGCTATCCCCTATGCGCCGTGTGCGATACGACTTCGGGGATTGGGCGCAACCAATCGCAGGCATCAATGTTATTGACCTCATGGTCGGTTTCAAGAAGTTGTGGACGCTCAAGAACGGACAGTTGCCCGCTATGTCCCTTGACGCAGTCTCGGAGTTTTGCCTCGGAGACCGCAAAGTCCCTCTCAAGGACGGCCACGATACCTATTACACGGACTTCGGCACATACCTTGACTACGCAAGGCAGGATGTAGACCTCCTTCCTCGTCTCAACAGTCTCGTTGATGCTCTCGGTTATTTCACGGCGATTCAGCACATCGCCAATTGCGATATTCGCTCTACGGCTTTCATTACGCAGGTATTCAGCAATCTCTGTCTGATGGATGAGGACTTTGACTTGAAAATGCCGAGCAGACCACAATTTGCTAAAGTGGATTACCAAGGTGCTGATATTATGGAGCCTGTTGCAGGTCTCTACAAGAATGTCGGCATTTTTGATGTGCGAGCGATGTATCACTCCAATGTCAGCAAATACGGCATCTGCTGGACAACGCTCTCCGACGAGGGGGAGGACTGCGGGAATGGGATTCGCTTTGACCGTAGCAAGAAAGGTCTGCTCTGCCGCCAGATGGACAAAATGACAGACTTGCGAAACCACTACAAGAAGTTGAAAGCGGAAGCCGAGACCGAGCAAGAAGCCCGAACCTACGATGCTCTGCAATACGCCACGAAGTCCCTCGTTGCCTCCATGTATGGTGTTGCGGGTGATGCTAAATACGGACTGTATCACCCCGATATTGCCGCCGCTATCACCTACACTTCCCGCAAGACTCTGGGCGAGTTGCGAGAAATCGCAGAAGAGTTGGGTTTCCCCGTCCGATATGGACACACCGACTCCATCATGTGCGAAGTCCCAGACCCAGAGAAGGGTATTGCCGCACTCGCTACCATCAACGAGCGAATGTTCCCCATCATCACGGAGTTTGAGAAGTGGTCGGAGTCCTTCTTCATTCTCGCCAAGAACCGCTATTGTGGTCTCGTCTCTTGGACAGATGGCGAATACCACGAAGCCGAGAGGTATGTCAAAGGCATTGAGTTGAAGCAGTCCCGACTCCCAGCCGCCATGAAGACCGCTATGGGACAGGTGATTGACGGCATCCTGCGAGGAGAATCGCAGAAGCACATTACAGATAGTCTACAAGAGACTATCGTTAATGTGGTTGAGAAAAGAGTCCCAATCGCAGACTTGACTATCAAGGCCAAGTTGAAGGACAACCTCTCCAAATACCGAGTCTTGAGTGAGGCAAGGGCTGGTGCTAAATGGGCGAATGATAACCTCGGCAAAGGCTACAAGAAGGACGACTATTTCCTATGCTCTCTCAACGAACACGGTGAATACATCGCATTTGACGACCCTTCCGAGATTGAAGGCATCGCAGAAATTGGCTACGAACACATGGCTCGCAAGTTTATTTTTGACAAGGTGCTTCCGTATTACGAGGTCATGGGCTGGGACTACATGCCCCTTGAGAACGCTCTGCGAGGCATTTCGGCAAGCGAATGGTTATGAGACACTCCCGACATAGATAAGGTCGGCAGGGTAGCATCTTAAGAGGGTCATAGTTAGCCCGATAGGGTTCCTTTAGAGCAGGGCATTCAAACGCTTGGGACTAAACCTCCCCTCTGCCGCCACAGGGTTTATATGGAGATGGGGTCGTGTGGAAAACATGGCCCCAAAGAGAAAGGCAACGGCAAGAGAATTGGAAGAGATGATTACGGAGGTTCAGCAGAACATGAGCGTCATGGCTGGTCGCATAGACCAATTCCTCAATATGTTCGTCGCAGAATTGGAGAAGCACAACACGATTATTTCCAAGATGCTTGAAGCACAAGACCTCATGCACACCGAAGACTGCCCGAAGTGCGAGGGAACGATTCGCACACCTGTTCTTGAAGGCATTGAACCTGTGGACGACTGTCCGTATTGTGGTGCTACGCTCCGTGAGACCGAGCAGACCACGCTCCCTCTTGAGGAGGAGTGAGCGTGAGAGACCCGAAGGAGATGACGGCGGAGGAATTGTCGTCAAAGGAGTTTAGCAGTTATGACCCCAACGCAGAAGACAAGTTGTTGAAGGTCTCCAAGTCTTCGTTCATCGCCTACGATTCCTGCCCCCGAAAATATTGGTGGGAGAAGGTGCAGTTGCAAGACATTCGTCTTCCTGCGAATGAATACATGATACACGGTAGCGAGGTTCACACGAACCTTGAGACCATCTACGACAATTGGGAAGGTCAGTCTACGCTCGGCCCACTTATCCCCGAAGACCAAGACAACAAGAGCAACGACAACCTCGTCTTCCTTGAAGAGTGTCGCCTTGAGAAGTGGGGTCTTGAAAACTTCATGCCCGTTGAATACGAGGAATACCGAGCCGTCTGGGACGAGGAGAACGAGTGTGTGCTTGTCGGTCTCATTGACGGTATTCTTGTTCATCCCGAAGGGGGTCTCTGTATCTACGAGTTGAAGACGGGTTCGTGGGGTTCTACGAAAATGGGGAAGACTCGCAAGGAGTTGTGTTATTACACGCGTATGCTTCAATTGATGGGCGAGACTCGCCCGATTACACACTTCGCCTACATCGCACCAGACGCAAGCAACGACAAATATGTCGCAGAGTTGTGCGGATGGGGCATCTATGAAGAGGTGGACGGAAAACGAAAGCGTGTTGCTTGGGACGAAGACCGTGTTGCTACCAGCAAAGCAGGTTGGTTGAAATCCGATAGCAAGCGTGATGTTGCGATTGGAAAGGACGGAAAGGGCATCCTCATCGTAGAGAAAGTCAATAAGAGAAGCATTACATCATTTGAGAAGTCGCTCTCGCAGACAGTTGCGGGAATCAAAGCCCACGATTGGCCTATGAATTGGAATGACTATTTCTGTCCAGCGTGGTGCGATTTCGCTATGTCTTGCGAGAGTGAGAACAACGGTATAGATAACCTCTGGGAGGATGGTTGGGAATGATAATTTGTGCAGAATGCGATGGAGAGATGAAGGTCAGCGACGAGAAGGGTATGCCTATGATGATGATTACGGGCGACATGGACACAGGGAGCGAGAGAGTCGCTAAATGCACCGTCTGTGGACACCGTCGGGTTCTTAGGGACTAAGGGGGTGTGTCGGACATGATGATTGACTTCCCCCGCCAAATCGGTCTCAAGAGGACGAGATGCTTTTCTTGGGAAGACTTCAACTCCTACATTGAGCGTTTCAATGGACAGACGGACATTTACACCAGCCTCTATTCCTTTGACGACCCATACAACTACGACTCTGTTGTCATGGACAGGGCTTGGTGGGACTTTGACATGAACGAAGAATACGACATGGAGACCGTCAAGCGTGATGTGGCTACGCTGATTCAGCGTCTTGAAGGGGATGTGCGACTTGTGGCTACGGGGCGTGGCTTCCATGTCCACCAAGTCTTCAAGCGACCTGTGCGTGGCCGAGAGTGGGCTTTCCACCTTGACCGCTACGAGAGGGAGATGGCCGAAGGTCTGGTGAGTCTTGACGGAGTCGGCTACCCAGAAAAACTGACACGCGTCTCGCTGACATTCAATCGCAAGCGTGGTCGCTGGGCAGTCCCAATCCCAGCAGAGGACTTCGTCGCAGAACCTCTCTCGTATGACATTCCCAAATCACCGAGGAACGGCATGATTGACATTGACCCTTTCCGAGGCTCCATCAAGAGGGAAGACTGCTTTGACTTGGTGCTTTGGAATGCAGAGAATCCTTACGAGGAGAAGCATGAGGGTGGCTACGAGACCGTGATGGTCGGTGAGCATGAGGGCGAGGTGAACCTCCCCACCTGTCTCAACCGAGCCATCCGTGTGAGCAACCCTCCGCATCATGTTCGTGTGGCTCTTGTGCAAGAAATGGCTCGCCAACTCCGTTGGTTCGCAGACCCCCAAGACCTGCCCCACGATGAGAAAATGGGAATTGCGAACACCATCTGTCAATACATTGAGGGTCTTGGTTGGATTGACTACAATCCTGCGATTACCAAGAAATATGTGCGAGGCATGATGGATTACCGCAACGCTCCTTCGCCTGCTTGGTATCGCAGACACAACCTCTGCACAGGCGAGGGGTGCTGGTATTGCGCTTAGACGAAGAAGTCCTTGATATGCTCCGCAGGGCGGAGAGAATCAGAGATGCTTGGGTCAGACAATTACAGACTGTGGATAAGAGCGACAAATCAATGGTCGCCTGTCATTTTCGCAACATCAACGCTCTGGCTGGTGTGATTAAGGGTCTGCATTGGGTTCTGGGCAACGACGAAAACCCCCTGTCTTAAATAGGTCTTGCGATATGCTCTTAATGTGATTTACGCAGACGACAGAGAGAACGAGAAGTTGCTCCACAAATTGTTCCTTGCTGGTGGGAATCGCAAGGTAGACCCGAAAGGCGATGTGATGGTGAAGCGTCTACCGCATGGCGATTATCAAATCGGAGAATGGCTCATTGAAGCGAAGGAAATCAACGACTTGTATCGTAGCATTCTCGGCATTGGTCGCAACGGACGAACCATCAACCACCAACTTGCTGAGATGTGCGAGGTCTCGGAACAACCTTTTCTTGCTATTTACGGAACGCAACTCAAGCCATATTTCAAGGGACGGAAGCCCAAAGCGGCTGAGATGTCAAGGGAAATCGCACGAATGCACCGTGTCATCAAGTCTTTCAAAATGACTGTCTATTCACATTTCCCCAAGTTGCGAGTGATTGAGTTTGCTACGATGGATGATTTCGTGGAATGGCTTACGGTCTCGCACCTCAAGAAACAGATTGGTAAGACGCTCACCGTCCCTCGTCGCACTAAGCACCTGCCTACCGACCCCCGCCTGCTGGCTCTCATGGGTGTGCAGGGGATTACCGAGGAAATCGCAGAGGCTCTGCTCAAACAATACGGGAGCATACCCAATATGCTCAAGACGAAGGTTCGTATCAAGGACTTGATGAAAATACGCGGCATCGGGCGAATCACCGCCCGACGCATCAAAGACCTACGAAAAGAATGGACAGATTGATAAGTGAGACCACTAATCTCTATTTGGGTCGGGGGAGGTCTCCTCTCCTCCTTTCGGTTTCGGCTCCTCTCCTGCCTTCTCCGACCCACCTTCTTATTCAATACGGCGTGAACGCTTGACTTTGTCCAGCATTCGGGATGTTATAGCGACGGATTTTGACTTCCAAGTTGTGAATCGTCAAGGTCTGGTAGCCAGCCGTGTCATTCCCCTGTGCAGGTTTGCGCTCTACGGTGATTTTAAGGGTGTTGTTGGGGGTCTGTGCGCCGTTGAGGTAGGTAGACGGCACAAGCACATAGTTTTGCCTTACAGACCCCTTAGAAACGATTTTCGTCGTAGTGATGGATGCGCCCGTCTCAACACACTCAACGGTAGTGCTGATTTCCGCATCCCCTCCGCCCGAAATGTCCTCAAGCGTGATGCTTGCGATGACGCTTACGAAACCTGTGCTGGTGTCGTTGGGAACTCGCGCATTGAGTGTATGCGAATGACGCTCGCCCTGCGCTCCCAACTCTGGGTCGTTGATACCAGCCAGAGAGAAGCCGTCGCTGGTTGCGATAGCGGAGCCTTCGCTGGTCGTAGTGGAACCTTCCACGCCATCCAAAGCCCTGTCAAAGGAAGAAGAGACTCCCGTATTCGCAGAACCCAGAACACCCCATTGGCTTCCCGAAGAACCCGTATCGCTTCGGAAGTTGGCCTTGCCTCGGATGCTACGGACGAGATTGTTGCTCATCTGGTTAAATCCGAAGGTGGAGCCACCGAAGGAAGAAGACGAGGGGTCGCCATCAATCGGGTTGCCTACGCCTTGTGTTGGGATGGGGCCAATGCCTCCACCGAGACCACCGCCGCCGATTGGGTCTCCAATGGGAGGTCGTGGTGGGAGAGGTGGGGCTTGGGGCTTCGGTGGCTCTCGCTCTCTCGGAGGTCGTGCGAGTGCGCTCACCAAGTTGTAGGGGTAATGGTCGGTCAGTTTCTCAAGACCGAGGACGACTTTAGCAACATCCCGACCCGACTGCGACCAACGAACCGACTTCACCGTCAGACTCTCTGCGTTCAAGTCAATGTGGTCGTCGGTGTAGGAGACCGTCGTTGCTGGAACCCACTTCACATCCTCCACAATATGCAGACGGGGCGCGTAATAGGCGGCTCGCTCATCTGCGATACCGCCCATATCGGGGTATCGCTTCATTCCCATTGGGAATGCTCCACCACCAGAACTTGAGCCATCATCCAGAGTGATACCGTATGCGGCTGGTAGATTCGTGCCTGTGCTACCACCTCGCAGACGCACTACATCTCGCAGGTAGTCAATGTTCACGGAGAAGGTAATGTATTCCTCGTCTGCGCTATACGACGATGGGACTTGCACAGAGAAGAAACCGTTGCCGTCCAGCAGAACGCTCGTTGTTCCTGCGTTTGTTAGCACATCCAGCGTTGGTGCGGTAAAGGTCGGCCCAGCCCCGATGTTCTCGTTGAACTCGTAATCGCAGAGATGCAACTTGAAGTTAGTGTCGGAATAGTCCGTAGCACCCGACATAGCCTCAATCGTAAGACGCAACTCGTTGCCTGTCGTCTCGCTCACAAGCGGCGTATCTGCTTGCACATAAGCGACTTGAATCGCATGGGATAGACTGTTTGTTCCGTAAAAATGGTATCGTGTTCCGTTTGCATTGACATTTGCGTTTCCAAAGGAAATGGTAGTCGTGTGGTCGGCCAGCGTGGTTCCATCGTAATAGACGGACAGGCTATGCACACCCGACCCAACTGTGCAGGGGAGTTGATACCAGCCTGCGCTTGAAATCGCAGTTGCAGTCCCAGAGTTGCCGTCAAGGTTGAAAGTTGCCGTCGCCGCAGTTGCGTCAATCACAATTGTTGCGGTCTTGGTGTAATACGCAACGGCTCCACTACCAGAGGTTCTGCCTACGCTATATGGCGTAAAACCGTAGGTGGATGGGAACTCTTCGTCTTGCAGTTGAGCATAAGGCTGGCCTGCACCTAAGTTTGCATCTCCGCTTGAACTTGTAGCCCCGCTATCAAGCGCGTTCTGGATGCCGCAGAATGGATGCCCACCGTTGCGATTAGACCACCAAGAGAGGGACATTGGGTCGTTGTAATACGCTTTGCGGAAGGTGTCTGCGACATACCCAAAACGACCTCCCGTTAGCATTCGGTTGCCGTCGCTGGAAGGTTCTGCCGTAATGCTTACGCGTGGCGTTGCGTCTCGGTGGTAGGTCTGCTGTGCAATATCAAGAGCCTCGTTGCGATTGAAGAGGTCTGGGTGATTGAGGATTTTCCACCGAACATCCGTAGGCACGACGCTGGGATAATCTACAAAGGAGGAGTTGCCGTTGTAAAACACACGGACATTTGTGATTTTGGAACCCGTCTGTGTGCTTAGATTGGAGATTTGCAAATCGCTTCGGGAGAGGCTAATGTTGGTGTTCAGAGAATCACGGAACTCCATGCGATTATCACGGCCCATCAGCCAAGACAGGGACTTGAGACCACCTTCTGTGCCGCTTCCGTCCTTTTCCTGCATCGTGGAGAGAATTGTCATAATGGTCTGTCCTCGTCCATCCACCATGCTACCGTAGTTGTCAGAGCCGTTTGCGTTTTGCAGAGGGACATTGTTAATGTCGCTAATGCAGGGCAGGGTAGCGTTGGTAGCCCAAGTGTCAGCCAAGTTGAGGTTCTGCATGATTCGCACTTTGTCGTGAGAAAAGAAGGTTCCTTGTGCTGGACTCTGCACCGTCCCTTCCATATTGAGAATGAGTCTCATACCGAAGAGGGCCGCAGTTGTGTTGTAGACTCGCACTTTGTCAAAGCCGCCTTCTTGTTCTTCGCCTTCGGCGGCAAACTCGTTGGAGATGATTTGGACTTGCGAATCGGATTCGCCTGCCGTAATATCGGCAGACAGTTGGTCTCTGGCGTGTTTGGGGTCGGTAATGACTACATATTCGGTGATGTAGACATTGTCAAGGTAGTCGTATTGGATGCCGTTTTGTGTTGTTGAGCCTTTGCCCGACCAATAGAAATAATACGCCAACTTCTCGCTATCACGGCTTGAGCCACCCGTTGCGAGAATCACACCATAGCCGCTTGTGTCAAACTGACTTGCGTCGTGGACATAGATGCGAGAGTCTCCAATGTCAATGTCGCCAGCGAGAGAAGTCCCATCGTTGATGAAATACAGAGAGTTGGGGTGATGTGGGAAAATAGACTCATCGTGGCTATTCTTGTAAGAGCAAGTCCCTTCCTTCCAATAGTTGTCAATGAGATAGGGGAAACCAAAGGAGGGGGTCTCAAAGTCTCCGAAGTCTACGATACCGCCCGAATCATAGCCGCTACGCCCACCGCAGGCCATCGTATTGAGATTCCAAAAGCGACTCACATCAATGATACAGAAAGCACCAGCCTTTTCTTCCCAATTGTGGAAGTGCGTTGCAAAAGGCTCCTCGTTAGATGCTCCGACGAGGTCGCTCCACAGACCTTCGGTGTAAGGCTCAACCTCTGCATCAAAAGACCAGATGTCAGCGTCTTCGCCAATTTTCAATTCTGCGAAGGAGTCTGGATTGCCGTATTGGTCGTATTGGTCTGCGAAAATGAGATTCAGAGAATAGTTTTCGTTAGTTGGAAGCATCAGACCAAAGTCGTTCTTGCGATAACCACCGTCGGCGTTAGCCGTTCCATCGTTCCGCATGTCGGCCCAACCAACGAAACAATGCTTGTAGCCGTTGCTTTCGTCCACTTGTCGCAAGTTATAGATGGTATGCTCTGGCTTCCAAGTGCGCTTAATCCCTTTGATTCCCTGCAAAATGCAGCCACCGTAATAGACTCTGTCGCCTGTGCGATTAGCACCGCCCGAATCAAAGAGGCTTGAGCCTTTGCGTGTGGTGAGGATTTGGTCGGGGTCTTCGTTCACACGGCTTCCGCCATCCGACCAACCGCCATCAGCAAGTTGTCGGGCTTGAAGGTAAGCGAAACCGTCCCTTGTTGCTTGGAAATTGACGATTTTCTGGGTCTTATAGGTGTTAGAAGTTGGGATTGATACAACCATGTGAATGCCGTCAAGGTCGTGATACCCGAAGCCGACATGGACAATTATGTCGCCTTTGCTAAAAGGATGTGCGCTTCCATAATCAAAGCGTTTGTTAGTGTTATCCCATTGGGGATTAGCCGTAGATGATGGAGTGGAGACATTATTCCCAACGACAAATTGCGTCTCATTGGTCTCAACATCCAGAAGGTCTACAATGTATTCTTTCATACCTCTTGAGCGAATCGCATACCACATAGCAGGTTCTTCAAGTTGGATAACGGTATCACCGACTTCAACATCGGTGGTAAGTCCCGTCCAATCGTTTGAACCATCGGCATTAGGCCAAGACAAAAGAGATGCTTGGCTTGCATTGAAAGGATGCTGGGTTGCAGAGCCTTTACCACCACGCCAGAAGGGTTCGGGGTGAATAATACCAAAGCGCGCTTTGAACCACATGGATTGGGGAAGGTCTCGCATCCAGCGAGCGTGAGCCACACGGTATTGCACACGGTCATAGGTGCTTTGGTCGGGAGGATTAACACTATAATTATGTCGCAAAATGGCTGGGTTCTGAGGCGGTGTATTTTCTGCACCATTCCAGAGCGAATAAGGGAAAATTGTTCCAGACCGTCGGAGTCCAATTTCTGCGATAATGTGAAAGGTAGTTGTAGATGGAACGGCTTGGACTACAAAGTCTCGCAGATGAAAAGCATTTGAAGTTGAGGCTGGTGCGTTATCGCAAATCATACGAATGGTGTCGCCAATTTCCAGACCGTGTGCGGTAGTTGTTCCGATTTCATAATATCTGTGCGTTGAGGAGACATTACCAAGAACCGATGACAGAGAGTCAGAAAAGACGGCGGTGCGGTCTTGGGTTGCTGTTGCCGTAGCATCAATAATGCGAATAACAACAATGTCATTTGAATCGCTCTCGCCTTCGTATTCGTAGCGAATAGAATAGATTTCGTAGTCTCCATCGTATGAGGAACCAATCAACTTGACATAGTCGCCAAGTGCAAGACCACGATATGCGCTGGTGCTTTTTGCACTCTCGCCATCCCAAGCCATGTAGATGTCCCTATACCCAGCCAAGTTGCGAATGCCGAGAATATCATTGATTTCTTTATTGGTAGATGCGTTGTAGCCCAGCCATTGATTTTCAATTTCGTTAGGGCCGTTGTCGTCTTCGTTAATATACATCTGAATAAACGACGAAGAAAAGAGGGATTGGCGACCATTGAGGATGTTGCTATATCGTGCGTATTCTTCATTATCGTGTCGTGTGAAGCCCAGAGAGTTGCTTTTGTAAGTCATGTTCCCAATACCGAATAGCAAGAGACTGCTAATCGCAGAAGTTTCTCTGGCTCGCTTATCGTAGGTAGCATCCATTGAGATGTGGTTATTGAGGGAAAAGAATGCGCTTTGGCCCATCTCCCAGATAGGAAGTGTGCGATTAAGAACGGCAAAAGAGTCTCTGGCTCGGATGGTTGTCTTGAGGGTGTTGTTGTAGGTCTGCTGGCGATGGTCTACACTCTCAATATGTCCCGACCAGATAGGTCGGTCTTCGCCCAATTCAAACATCAGCATACGCCATTCTGTTGCGTCTGCTCCTGTGGTAATAGGAGCGAGTGTGTAGTTGTTGTCGTCGTCAAGGAGACTGATTTCCGCCATAGACACTTGATTAGCACCGTAGTTGATGCTAAAGTCGCTAACAGGAGGAAGACCAATAAGGTCATTGTTG